GAATGGATAACTAGAACAATATCATTAGATTATATGGTAGTTGCTGGTGGAGGTGGTGGTGGAAACTATGGAGCTGGTGGAGGTGCAGGAGGATATCGTGCATCAGGTTATGGCCCAAGTCCATTACAAGGAACAACTTTAGGAGGTTCTCTTGGAGGATTTTTAGGATGCCACACAATAACAGTTGGTGGTGGTGGAGCTGGTGGCCCAGGAACAAGTTGTGGAGCAAATGGAAGTAATTCAGTATTATGTATTTCAAGTAATCCAATAACATCAGCAGGTGGAGGTTTAGGTTCTACTTTTAATAGAGGTGATGGTGGAGATGGTGGATCTGGTGGTGGTGGAGCAAGAAACTCACCAGGCAGTCCTAGTTACTTAGGCCCAGGTGGTTCTGGTAATACTCCTCCAACAGATCCTCCTCAAGGAAATGATGGAGGTACAGGATCTCATCCAGGAAATGGAGAGGTAGCTGGAGGTGGTGGAGGAGCCACAGCAGCTGGTGGAAATGGAAGTCAAGGTCCAACATTTTTTACTGGAACAAGTGGATCAGGAGGTGCAGGAGCACCAAATAATATTTTAGGTCCATCAACAACCTATGCTGGTGGTGGAGGTGGTGCTGGTGCAACAGGATCAACTCCTAGTAAATCATATAATATTACAAGAGGAACTGGTGGAGCTGGTGGTGGAGGTAATGGAGCAACAACAGGAGCAGGATCAGCAGGATCAACAAACACTGGCGGTGGAGGTGGTGGAGGTGGTTACTGTGGTGGTTCAGATCCTGGAACTAGAGGTGATGGTGGAGCTGGAGGATCTGGTATAGTTATAGTACGAGTACCTAGTCAATTTGCTTTATCAGGAAGTCCAACACCTGCACGAACATTATCAACACATCCTGGTGGAGACAAAATAGCTAAATTTACAGCTTCAGGAACATTAACAATAGCAGAAGTATAACAGAATTTTTTATAACGGAGGAAAATAAACATGGCACATTTTGCAGAGTTAGAATCAAAAACCGACCCAACTGGTTTTACATCAGATACACATCTGATTGTAAAGAGAGTTGTAGTTGTGGCTAATGATGAAGTGCCTTCAGATGAACACGTTGATGGTGAAACATGGTGTGTTAATTTTTTTGGAGGCGGTACTTGGAAACAAACATCATATAATAATAATTTTAGAAAACAATATGCAGGTATAGGTATGATATATAATGCATCAAAAAATAAATTTTTAAACAAACAACCTTATGCTTCATGGGCATTAGATGGAAGTGACGATTGGCAAGCACCAATTACATATCCATCAGTAACTGATGATGGTCAAGATCCTGTTGTTTGGTTTTATAACATTAGATGGAACGAAACAAAATATAACGCTGACAACAATACAGGTTGGGAAGCAACTAAATCAAACGATGATGCGGAAACCAAAACAGTCTATAATTGGAATGGCTCAGCTTGGGTTTCCGAATAGGAGACACTAAATGCCAAGAACCAATGGCGGTATAATCGGTAAAAGAAATGTAACTTCTTTTGGGAAGTGTACTGTTACTACTTTTACATCTAACGCAAATATTTGTACACAAGCAGGAACTAGAGTTGTTCACGCTAAAATTTTAGCAGGAGGAGCTGGTGGTAACACTGGAAACGTTTCTAATGGAGGCGGTGGAGGTGGAGCTGGTGGTTATATATGTGAACAAATTACAGTTTGTGGTTCTACACAATATGCAATGGTTGTTGGTGGCGGTGGTGCTGGTGCATCACACCCTCAATCTCCTCCACTTGAAAACCCTGGAAGTTATGGTTCTGCAGGAAGTAACTCAACAGGTTTTGGTAAAACAGCTACAGGTGCACCTACACATATAGCTGATGCTCCTGGTCCATCTAATAGAGTTAGAACAAGTGGTACTTCAGGTGCCCCTCAATCCAATGCTGGTGGAAGTCCATCCGATAGAGGTGGCGGAGGTGGAGGTGGAGCTGGAGGTGTTGGAGGTGATTCTCCAGGAAATAGTGTTGGTGGCGCTGGTGGTGTTGGTTGGACAAGTCCAGTTGATTGTACTTTACACGGAGGTGGCGGTGGAGGTGGCAGTTGGGAAGCTGGTTCTGGTGCTGGAGCAGGTGCTGCAGGTCCAGGTGGAGGTGGAGCTGGTGGTGCAGGAACAGCAAATCCTGGAGCAAACGCAGATGCCAATAAAGGTGGCGGTGGTGGTGGAGGTGCTGGTGATTGTGGAATATCAGGATCTACATCTAGTGGTGGTAATGGTGGATCAGGTAGGGTTGTCGTAAAAGAATTAAACAAAGCAAGTGGTGTATGGAATTTAAGAAGTCAATTAATAGCAAGACAACAAGGCACATGGCCAGTCCGTTCAGTTGGAAGTTTTAATGCAAATTATTTAGTAGTAGCAGGTGGTGGTGGTGGAGGCCAACGAGGTGGTGGTGGTGCAGGTGGATTTAGATTATTTACTTGTCAACCATTTACTGGATTTACAGATTATTCAGTCACTATAGGTGCAGGAGGTAGTGGATCATCTCAAGGTGCAAATTCAGTTTTTAGATGTAATACATCAACAGGTGGAGGTAAAGGTGGTAAGTTTGCTAGCTCTAATCCTGCACCTGAAAGAAATGGTGGAGATGGTGGATCTGGTGGTGGAGGTGGAGGTAATTTAATTTCTACTCCAGGACTTGGAGGATCAGGTAATACTCCCCCTACAAGTCCATCACAAGGTAATGATGGAGCACCTGGATTTACAGACCAAGCTAACTTTACTTTTGGTGGAGGTGGAGGTGGAGCTGCTGGTGCAGGTTCAGGAGGGCCTTCAACAAATAAAGGATCTCCAAGTGCAGGTGGTGCTGGATCTCCAGTTACTTCTACTTTTGGATGTGCACCTCAACCTTTTTATCCTGTATCTGGCCCTGGTGAAGGATACTTTGCAGGAGGTGGTGGAGGATTGCAAGATGTACCTGTACCTGCAGGCCCTACACCTAGTGGTTCTGGTGCTGGAGGTATTGGTGGTGGCGGAACAAATATTACTTGTGGAACAGTAACCGCTGCAACTGCAAACTCTGGAGGTGGAGGAGCAGGAGGTCAATCAGGTGCAAGTGGTATTGTTTTAATTAAATTCCCTTCGGCTGCAACTCCAGGTATAGCATTATCACCAGGTTGTAATTCACTAGTCACACAACCTGATGGTACTTCTGTAGCACATATTATTACCTCAGGAACAGTAAGCGTGACATAAAATTAATGTTCCTTGACAATATTAAAAAAAATTAGTATAATATAAGGTATATGAATTTAACAAATTATTATTGGTATTTCCAAAGTGCAATACCAGAGAGAATATGTGATGATATTGTACGATATGGAAAATCATTACAAGATCAAATGGCAGTTACTGGAGGTTATGGTAATAAGCCATTAAATGAAAAACAAACAAAAGATTTAAAAAAGAAAAGAAATTCAGATATTGTTTGGATGAGTGATAGATGGATTTATAAAGAAATACAACCATATATTCATCAAGCAAATAGAAATGCAGGTTGGAATTTTGAATGGGATTTTAGTGAATCTTGCCAATTTACAAAATATACTAAAGATCAATTTTATGATTGGCATTGTGATAGTTGGGATCAGCCTTATATTAGAGAAACTGCTAATGATCCATCGCATGGTAAAATTAGAAAGTTATCTGTAACAGTCACATTATCAGATCCAAAAGAATATAAAGGTGGTGAATTAGAATTTGATTTTAGAAATCTAGATCCTGATAAACCTAGAAAACCTATAAAGTGTAAAGAGATATTACCTAAAGGAAGTTTAGTAGTATTCCCCTCGTTTGTATGGCATCGAGTATGCCCAGTAAAAAAAGGCTCAAGACATAGTTTAGTTATATGGAATCTTGGTTGGCCATTTAGATAAGGAGAATATGAAAAAGAAAAAAACTAAAAAGTTAAAAACAGAATTACAGTTTCCAATACAATTAAACAGAGAAGATTTATTTAGTTGCCCAATATGGCATGGTGACGAACCAGGATTTGTAAATGAATTAAATAATGCATCTGATAAATATATTGAAGAATCTAAAAAAAATTTAAAAGAAGCAATAGATAAAAGAAATAAAAAGTTTGGAAACAAAGGAGACATGGGTCATGTGTTTCACTCAACGTCATTGATAAGTGATCCTAAGTTTCAAAAGTTACAAAATTATGTAGGTGCAACAGCACATAATTTGTTAGTTGAAATGGGATTTGATTTAACAAATTATACAGTATTTATTACAGAAATGTGGGTGCAAGAGTTTGCTAAAAGAGGTGGAGGACATCATACATTACATACACATTGGAATGGGCATATCTCTGGTTTTTATTTTTTGAAAGCAAGTGAAGCTACATCAATGCCATTATTTGAAGATCCAAGACCAGGTAATGTTATGAATCTTTTACCAGAAGCAGATAAAACAAAAGTAACATATGCATCATCACAAATTAATTATAAAGTTCAACCAGGAAAAACTATGTTCTTTCCTTCATACATGCCACATCAATACATTGTAGACATGGGATATGAACCATTTAGATTTATACATTGGAACTGTCAGGCAATACCTAATAGTGTTTTAAATGTCAAAGCCTAATGATAATATGAAAAAAGCTGTAATACAAGCTACCCTCGAA